GTTCCAGAATCAGCAGATACAAAACCATCAGCAGCAGTTAAGTCCTCAGCTACTATGGTGTCATTCAGGTAAACACGGAATGCGCTATCGCTTTTCGCAGCAGATATTGCGATCACCATATGTAAGAACTCATTTCCTGTTGCGCCAGTTGAAGATGAGGTTCCAATGAAAACAATTGCACCAGATTTCTTAGTCTGACCGTACACAACTTCTCGTGGAGCAGTAGGCGATCTGAATTGGAATCTAGTCCCTTGTGCGCCAAGGTCTTGAATTGATCTTCCGCCAGAATTATCCGGCTGTGGTTGTAGTGCCGAATAAACAGCCCCCAATCCTAAAGTCACACCAGTTCTAATTGCTGCGGCTGACCAGAATGAAGATGTCCCAAGTGTTGCAAATGCAGCAGAAAAAGATGATCCCGCCACCATAGCGGAGGCAACGCCACCAGTTGCGACAACCAACGCGATCGTTGCTAGTGCTTTTGGATTGGCTAATGATTTAACAGTGCCTTTGACTGTTCGTTTTAGATTACTAAAAAATCCCATTAGTCAGCCTTCCACACAATTTGCTTATCTTGTATACCACCAATCTCACTCAATCCGGCATCCGTCACAATCACTGGCCCTGTAAGTGGTGATCCTGGTGGATTAGTGCGTGATGGAGAGAACGCCTTTTGTTCCTCGTTCGTGTAATGGAATACTCGTGGCCTGTCCAAGTCAATCAGGCGATTCTCTAGGAATATGGAGACAGTAGAGTCCTCCGGGCCATCAGTAATCGAGATGCGATCAATTAACCCTGAGAATATTTTATAGCTTTGAATAGTCGGATAATTATTCAATGAACCAGTATACAATTCCGCCTTTCTGTACTGATAGCTTTGATCTAGTGCAAGATCAGCAGAAGTTGCATCAAGTCCTGCTAGGATAACTGTGATTCCATTTGCGCCAATCTGATTATCTTCCTTGATCTCTGAGAAAGACAAGAGTTCTCCTGCGCCAGTGTAAGTAACACCACCAAACGTAAGATCGCCATATCCTGTCCAGAAACCAACAGTCTCATCATCCATTTGAAAATTGACTGCAAAGAATATTTTGACATTATCAGCAGTAAAGTCAGAAGGCGATGAAGGTCTTGTCATAGAGCCTCCACAAAGTCAAAACTCAAAGACGTTAAATTATTCACGCCCTTAGACCATCTGATATCGTTACTTGCCAATCTAAAAATCCCCTTACCTTCATCAGTCATTGTAAGGGTTTCATCATCTGGATCGTCTCTAAGACCAGGCCAGATATTCAAATCATAAGGTGATGCAATTGGAACATTCAGTGCTTTATGCAGTCTAGGAATGCCAGTTGTTGCTCCCGTAAGAGTGAACCAATCGCCTTGTCTAAGGACAAAACTACTACCGACAGCCAAGCTAATCGACTGATCTCCTGCATTGAATCCTGTATCAACAGTAATACTACCAGGAGTTGCTATATAGCCTCTCCACGGCTCACCTACTGCTGCTCCAATATCCATTGTGAATGTGCCTCTAATGCCATTCAACTCAAACAGAAATGCTTGAACAGCTTGAGCATCAGCAACAGATAGTGGTGCTGTCGTTAATGATCCTTCCCACCGCTTCCCTTGAAACTCGTAAGTCTGCTGAGAAAATGTGAACGGACTTTCATTGATGGAGACAACATTTGATCCAGTAATGCTTGCAGAAACAATATTATCTGTCAGCACAGAAGGTGCTGTTAATGGATATGTGATTGCCATTACATTGCTCCTCCATAAGCACCGCCACGCATTCTTGCAGTCGCAACCGCAGATTTAGCCATCTCTTGAATCCTTGGCATCATTTCCATTAACTCTGTACGTACAGTCTGTGATACGCCTGTTGAGATGTTAAGAGTGAGATTGACTGATCCACCGCCAGACAGTTGGTTGTTTGGAACCACTGTACCAGATGAATTCGGGACAATTAACTCAGGGCCGCGCTCACCTACGATATACGGCTGTCCTGCTGTCACTGGGCCGCCCATTGCTCTTGTGCCAACAGATAACCCCATTGCTTGAGCCAAAGGTGCTGTGATGCTTTGCTGAACTTGCATACGGATTAAGTTAGAAATCACTGATCGAGCCATGTCACGGAAAGCATCTTTGACAGATTTAGTTCCCTCAATCAAGCCAACTAAACCATCTTCAAGAGATTGTATGCCCATCCGTTTTGCATCTTTCATAGTCATTAAAGTAATGTCTAATTGTTGCTTCACGCCAAGTAATCTATCTCTCAATTTCTCTTTAGCCTGAGCCAATTGTTCATCAGTAATCAATTGATTTGCGGCCATGCGTTCATATTCTTGAACTTGCTGATTGTAGGCAATTAAAGGATCAATTTGAGCCTTCAATGCATCTGCTTTCTTGCGTAACGTAGCTAGATGGTCAACATCAGTGCTATTTGCTTCCTTGATTCCTGCGTAATAATTCGTGATCGCGCCTTTGGCTTCTGCTGCCCTGATATATTGCCCATACAAAGCATCTGAGAATTCTTGTGTACGCTTATTTGCGATTGCTAACTCAAGACCTGCAACATTGAGTTCTTTGTTGACTTTGGCAATCTCTGCTTCAACGATGTCTGCATTTCTAGCGACTAATATTTCTGTTTCTGCGAAATCAGAACCGCCAGAGTTAGCCACCATCAATTCATATTGTAAATCTCGCAATCTTTGTTGCAGAGCATTGAACTTAGTAGCAGATTGCCCTGCTTGTTCTCCAACCGTCAGTAATTGATCTTGAGTAACGGACATTGGCAATGCTGTTAAACCAATGCCGACTGCCTCTGCCTCTTTGCGTAGATCAGCAAATGCTTTCTTGGACTCCATTAAACTAGGAAGGAATGTTCCTGCAATGACGGCTGCAATAGAGACAAATGCACCGAGCAACGGAACGCCTAATGCAAAACCTAAGTCGGCAGATTGTTGTGACAAGGCAATCATCGGGTTAACGCCACCCTGTAACTGCCCGACAAACTGCTGAACCTGAATACCTGCCATTCCTGCACCACGGCCTACGCCACCGATGCTATCCTGAACGCCTTTTGCAGTCTGTGCTGTTCTTTTGGCTGAGGCTCCAACTTTATCAATCTCGCCACGAACATTTTTAAGAGGTGCTGAGGCTTTGTCTTGCGCTTCGAGCAGAATATTTATCTTTTCATTCGCCATCTTTACGCCTCATCTTTAAATATGCGATCCATCCGTTAAATTCTTCGTATGTCATTTGCTCGATTTCAGCTACCGTCTTATGTAGCGTCTCTGCTAAGACATACTTAGCCTTTAGCTCTGGATCGTTGGCAAGTTTCCCGACATTTCCTCTTGCGATGGAGCAGTCGTAATCTCAGCGGCAATTCTAGCAATGACGTTAGGATCAACCTTATTCATCAAAGTTGGTTTGTCGCTCAGATCGAATACAGTTTCGCCTGATTCATCCTCGCATTTCATGATGACCATACGAACAATAAATTCTAAATCATCTTCTTGTGCGAACTTAGCTAACTTCTTTCGGTCACCTAACGTGAAAGGCTGACTGAACATGACAGTCGGATTACCTTTCTCGTCAGGCCACTCTGGTACTTCTATGCGTGTAACGCCTTGTGCATCGAAATGCGCTTTGGCTCGCTCCAATACATTCATAAAGTATCCTTAAACAGTTGTTGTTGTTACTGCACCATTAGCAGAGAATGAGTAGCTAGCTTCTACCATTCCGTCAAATGCAGCGGATGCACCTTCTTCAGTGATGATCGCTGAGAACGTGTAATAAGTATCTCCTGAGCTATCGCCTTCTGGATACAGATTCAGAGTTACTTCTGATCCGGCTGTCATTGCGCCTTGTCCAGTAGTATCTGTTTCATCCCAATATGCTGAGATTGATCCAGACGCAGATGTCAGTGAAGGCTTGTATGTGCGAGCAGAGTCACCCATTGTAGTATCTTCAACTGTGTCAGCAGTGATTGTCAAAGACCAGTCACGTACTTCTGCCACCGTGTTTGAGCCGACTTTTACGACTCCTTCAGAACCTTTATGCGTTGCCATCTTCAATTACCTCTGTTGTTTCCGGCTTTTTGGAAGTCGCCTTAGTAGGCTTTTTCTCCGTCCATCCTTTGCG